CGCGGTTCCTGTAGCGCGACGCCGAAGTCGTGGTAGCCGCGCATCTGCACGCCCAGCACGTTGAAGTCGGCCTCGGCGGTTTCGATCGTGGGCGACTCCTGACCGTTCAGGAACGCGACCTCGATCACCGGCAGATCGTTCGGATCGGCGAGCAGGTACCACGCCTTGGCGCTCGAACCGGTGTACTGCGCGTTGGCCAGATACCGGCTGACCTCGGCCCGGAACTTGCCCATGTGCGGGTTGGCCGTCGGCGTCTTCGTGTTCGCCGTCGTGTCGCGGAACTCCAGCGACTTGTAGAGCATGGTCGCCATCGCACTGAGCGATGTGGGCACGAGCATGACCGCCGGCATGACGCCGATCGGCTTGCCGTCCGCGTCGACCTGGTCCATGAACGTCTGCTCGGCCAGGCTCAGCGCGTCGATGCCCAGCGCGGTGTCGGCGCCGTCGATGTAGTTCTTGTTGGCGGCCTTGAAGAAGGTGGCGTTGTTCAGGAACGCGGTCCAGAACACGTCGTTGATCTTCAGCCCCGAACCACGCCCGAGCTTGCGCGGCACGGTGGTGATCGCGCCCAGGTCGTCATTGATGACGTCGCGGCGATCGATGGACAGCAGCAGACCGTAAGTATCGGCCTTGTTGCTGTAGCTCTCCTCGCCCAGCGTGCCGTGCTTCAACTCGCCGCCGGGGGCGACCTGCTCGTACTGGTCCTTGCCGATCAGTCGGTAGCTCGTGACCGTTTTGAAGTCGCTGACGTTGCGGACCGAGCAGATGTTCCGCCACGTGCGTTCGACGCTGAAGAAGCCTTCGAGCAGGAACTTGTTGGCGACGTTGGAAAGGATCCCGCCGATGTCGATCGTCGAGAACGCAGCCTGCACGTTGTGTCCGAAGGCATAGCGCAGGACCGACCGGCTGTCGCGGAAGTTGCGGCCGGTGTAGCCGTTGGCCCATGCCGCCTCGAGCAACAGCTCCTGGAGACCGATGCCGCCGCGGAACCGCTTGCTGGCCGCGTCGAGTGTCTTGTCGTCGTGGAGTTCCTCCACGTCCGCCAGCTTGGCCGTCAACATGCACGCGGCCTCGAGGATCGCGCCGTCCATCGCCTGATCGATGACGTGCACAGCCGGCGCCTTCGGACGCGACGCGCGAAGCACCTCAAGCTCACACTTGTCAGTGCTCCAGCCCTCGGCGATGGCCTTCTCCTCGATCTCCGGGCAGCGGCCGCTGCAAATCTGACGGATCGCGGCGAGGCGCTTCGTTTCGGCGATCGCTTTCGCGCGGATTTCCGGTACGGGATCGATGGGAGCGCTGGCCTCCTGGCCGGCTTCGATCGTTGTTTCGTCATTCGTGACGTCCGGCGTGGTCGCGGCCGTATCTTCAGTCTCGACGACATCCGTGTTCTTGTTCTCTTCCATGAATCGATTCTCCTGCCGTTGAGCCGCAATCCTCGCGGCCGTATTGCCATCTGCACCGAGGTCCACGAAACTGATCTCGCCGAGCAATGTCTTGCGTGCGACGTACAAAGGGCCTTCGAACGTTCGACCGTTGACGGTGACCGACTTGCCGGGCCGCACGAACTCGGCCTGTTGCACGGATGCCCCGAGCGACGCCTGCCAGGGAAAACCGCGCCTGCCACTCGCCACGACTTCCTTGGCTGCGACCGTGTCGCGCGACACGATGCCCTCGGCGACCAGCCGGCCGTTCTCAATGGCGATGCGTTCGGTGTGACCGACGCCGGCGTACATGCTGTGGCCGAACCGGACCGGCCGGCGCTGTGACGGGATCGTCAATCCCTCAAAGTCCACCACGACCGGGAACCGCCATCCTTCGACGCGCATCGCGTCGCCGGAATATGCGATCATCGTGAAGCGCGGGGTTGTCTCGCCGTCACCCTCCGCCTGGGCGGCTTCGATCATGATGTCGCCCGCGTCACAAAGCAGATCGATATGACCCGTAGCGGAAACGTCCGTCTGCTGCTGGCATACCGCAATCCGCTGATCGTTGTCCGGGAACTCCCGCTTCATCACGTCATCCTCCATGCACCGCCGCACAAACACCGCGCGCGGTTCTCCATCACGCCGCTTCGGCAACGGCATCTTCGTCCTCCGTCTCCTCGTCGGTGGAAGCGTTCGATTGGGCCTGCTCCGTACTCAGTCCGAGTTCACGCATCAACGCGATCTCGCGCGCCCGCTGGCGCAGCTCGCTCTCCCAGTCGAGACCTGCCTTCGCGTATTCCGCCGCAAGTGTGGTCGTGTTGCTCGCCAGTCGCGTCGCCTGCGCATTGGCCTCCTTGGCCGGATCGACGTGCTCGAAGCCGTCCCAGAACCACTGGTGCGGGAACTCGGTGTCGAGCGTGCGCATCGATTGCGGCAGATAACCTTCGATCAGCACGGCCTCGTCGAGCCACGCCTTGAACACGCGGTCAAGCACGACGTCGCCGAGATATGTCTGATCGATTCGAATGGCTTTGAAGAACGCTTGATGATCCAGCCGGCCGGATGCGTAGTTGTAGCCCGAGCTGTTACCCGCTGCGATGTTGAACGGCATGTTCAAGCACCGCGAGATCTCGTTGATCACTTCGTGCTTGAAGTCGCCGTACACGGTGGTGGGTTGCTCGGCCTTGACCTGGCCGATCTTCCACCCGAACGGCATGGTCATCCACGTGCCGCGATCCATCTCAACCGTATCCAACGGCTCGACTTCCGAAGCCTCCGTGTCCGCCGGCGCGTCGGTGTAGATCACACCGCTGGGCAGAGCCGCTTGTTCCGCCGAACCGAGTACGGCCAGCGTGTAACGTCGCAGCATCGCGAACAGTGACAGCGAGCTCGTGATCTCGGGAATCCCCCGGACCTGGCCGGGACGCTCGGCTCGGAACAGGTGGATCACGCTGTCAGCCGGCAGGAGGTCGTAATCGAGACCGGAATGAAGCGCACCGTTGTCACCGGGATGACGCTTCAACACGTAGTAAGCGATCGGGTTGCCGAACTCGTCGAGTACGATACCGTCGGCGGCGTTGCTGCCGTTGTGCACGACCGGCCACGGACTCGCGACCTGGTCGGCCTCGATGGGTCGCAGGTCGAGTTGAACGGGAGCGTTGATTCGCGGATTGGTAGCCAGCAGGCTGAACACTTCGCCGCTCTCGCACTGCGCGATCCGCATCGTCCGCAACTTGTGCGCCAGTCCGACCGCCTTGGCCCACCTCGCGAATTCTTTCTCGATGAGGCGATTGGCGTCGGAATCGTCGGTAAGCATCTGAAGTCGCGGGCCGGTGCCGACGACGTAGTTCGCCAGCGTCAGCACGATGCCCTTGGCATAGCTGTTATTGGCGACTTCGTACCGCGCCCGGCTGCGCAGAACGCGCCGCACTTCGGCGCTGGCGGCCGCGTTGGCTGAAAGATGGTCGGCATGCACCCAGTGCCGGCGGTTCTCGTAAGTCGTCTGCGCCGCGTCGTACTTCGCGCGGAGTCTGGAGCCCGGAGTCGGCAGGCGCAGAAAGCGAAAGCCGGGCCGTCCCTGGCCGCGACTTCCGCCGAGCATCCATTCTCGAATTCGCCTCAGCATCCTTGCTCCAGACTCCGGACCCCAGATCCCACTCACACCGCACCCGGCGGAGATACTTTCGTCCGCCGCACACCCAGACCCTTCTTGGCCGCCTCCTTCGACGACAAATACCGATCCGCCTCGATCTGATCCTTCAGATCGTGCTGCTCGACACTGCCCGAATCGCCGCTGGCCTTCTTCGGGCCCTCGGCATTGGTTTTGATTGCGTCATCAAGGGAGTCGGTCATGGTCATCACTCCGCGGGCGCGCCCGTCATAGAGTGATTACCCGCTCAGCCCGAAATCTCGCCGCCTGAAGATGTGAAACGCCCACTTCGTACCAGATCTGGTATCAGATGATCTTTTCTCGCGTGGTAATCGCCTGGCCGCAGTGCCGGCACCGCTTGCGGCGCACGATCCCGTCGTGTCGCGGTCGCGTATAGACCGTGAGAAAGTGCCGGCAACCGCAGCGACGACAGACCAGTCCTTGGTGCCTCGGCTCGGACGTCGGTGTCGTACTGACCTGTGTCATCAGGCTCTGCTCCGTTGAATCTCGGATAGGCGGAGGCGCCGTCGTGGCCGTGCCGGCAAAGTCGACGTCCCGAACAGCGTCGCGCCCTGCATCGACGCGGCGACAGCGTTGCCGACGAGGCCGTCCAGCCAATGGTTGTCGAGGCCGTCGGCGCGGAGTTTCCATTCGTCCACTGTCCGGCCACGGCCTTCGGTCTTCACGCGATATTCTGAGGTCAGGTGCTCGGCCAACAGCCGGTGCTGATCAGGCTTACGCCCGAACAATGACAGGCAACCAGGATCACCCATCGCCACCGCAAGGCGCGCGTGGACGAACGACTTCCAGTAGTTCGTGTCGAACACCACGTGCCGGACCGCGCGCTTACCCCTCACGACCGGGATGCGCCAGTTCAACCCGACGCGGTCACCGCGTTTGCGCTTGTATTCGCTGAACGGAATGCTCGATGCCCCGACGTACCGCCCGTGGCTGGGGATCACGATGCCGGCGTGTTTGCTCTGACGGCAGAACTGATACACCACGTCGGACGACTGGCCCCAGTTCGCGTCGATCAGGCAACGGTCGATGCGCACCATGGCGCCGTCGTCGCGGCGCCATTCCTTGCCGATCGTGCGATCCGTCAGCCGCTCCAGGCCGGCGTAGATCGCGCCTTCCAATCCTGCCCGGGGTGCAGCCATCGCCAGCGTCCGGCGCACGTCGCGAAGCGTGAAGTACGCCGTCTTCTGGTCCGGCTCGGTGCCGTAGTCGATCACGCAGCCCGTGAAGCCATCCTCCCACGCCACCACCAACCAGAACAACGCCTTGGCCTGCACGTCGATGAACATCGTTAGGTGTGTGCAGCCGATCGGGACCTCACCGCGGGCGTGACCGTTGACCTTCGCGCTGATCTGATCGGCAGTGAGCAGATCGTCGTCTGGTACATCCTCGGGCAACGGCTCGTTCTGGTATTCGGCAAAGAACGCGGCCTCGCCACGGTCGAGCTTCAGGTCGATCGCATGCTGAATCGCCGAGAGTTCATCGGGATGATGTCGCTCGGGCCAGGCGATGACGGCGCCCTCGTCCATCGCCTCGCGGTGCGCGCGATAGTATTCCGTCGCTTCGGCAATGCCACGATCGGCCCGCATACCCTCGCGCCACAGCTCGGCATACTTGTCCCACAGCGCCTCGTTCGCCGGCCAGGCATAGACCATCTTCGTGCGCTGCCCTTGCCATTGCGGATGCTTGTCGCGATCGAGAATGCGATCGGCCATGTCGTCCGGGCGCACGACGGTCAGCGTCATGAGGCCGGCGATCTTTTTGCCGGGGCCGGCGAGACCCAGAATCGCACCGGCCAGGATGCGTTCGCGCGTGGCGCACTGGCTCGGGCTGCGCGCGGATTCGTCGGTCTGCGGATCGTCGATGAGCACGAGCGAGGGCCGGACGCTGCTGCCGTCGGCCCGCTTGTGCTTCATGCCACGGATGCGCCCGGTGATGCCCGCAACGCGGATGATTCCGCCCGAGGCCTTGCTGCCGGGAATCGTGGGCAACACGATCTCGCGAGCCGTCCAGCCGATGTGCGTCTGCTCACCCTGGTAGAGCTGGCCGGCCGAACGTTGGTGGATGCCCTCCAGCTTGTGGATCGGGTAGACAACCTCGGGGAAGTCATCCAACAGTAGCTCGTTGTGCTCGAGCTCCGACTTCATCGAATCGAGCATGTTGGCGGCATGCTCTTCGTCGGAGCCGATCAGCGCGACGAATTCGCGGTGGCCGTACACCAGTGCCCAGAGGCAGGCGATCTCGCACAATGATGTTTTGCCGCTGCCGCGCGGCATCGCCATCGCGAACAACCCGCCTTCGAGCACGGCCAGCTCGATCTTGGCGATGACCTTCAGATGGTCAGGCGACCAGGGCAGGTGAAACGTCTGCGGGAAGTACTGCTCGCAGAAGAACCGAAAGTCACGCTCGGCCTGGGCCTTCCGTTCCGCGTTCACCACCGCGGGCAGCTCGCCAATGTCCCGGCCGGACAGCGACAGCTCCGCGTTGCGCGCCCGGGCGCGTTCCTTCATCGCCTCGTAGCCGGTCAGGCCTTCAGGTTCGGCCTTGGGTTTGTGACGTTCGATGACCAGCCACGCGGTGTAACGCAGCAGATCGACCGTCTTGCCGTCACCAATGCGCAGGCCGGCTCGGCTGCGATGGCGATGCAGTTGGCGCTCGCTGATCACTTCGCCGAGCGGCGTCGAGTTCAGCAACTGCACCAGTTGCGTCGGCCGAAGTTTGCGCGGATCAATCGCCACGAGCGGACATCTCCTTCACCAACCAGGCGGCGTAATGAACCAGGTTGATCGTGCCGTCCGGGTTCGCCGGCGCGCCGGCAGTGATATCCGTCTCGATCATCTCCGCGCTGACGATCTGCCCGGCGGCGGCGGACAACAATCGCGCAGCATCCGCCACGGCCAGCGATGCCGGATTCATCCCGCGATTCGGCTGTGCTTCATTCATCCCGGCTCCCATTCATCCCGTTCGCGCTGACGTACAAAAAACCTGCGAATAGCTCCGGAATCTGGCGAGATTCGCCTTGAGCTTTCGGCCCGCCCATGGCTTCATGGACCTGCACGCAATGGGGCGTGCAGAAACAGGAGATTCACATGAGCAAGACGAAGAAGACCGCAACGAAGAGGAAGGCCACGAAGAAGGCCGCGTCGGCCAAGCGGGCAACGCCCACCCGGAAACGCGCGAAGGGTAAGGCCGAAGCCGCCGAGCCCGACGCGAGCAAGACCGCCGGCAAAGCGCCGCGCCTCGACCGGTTGGACGGCGAAGCGCTGGCCGAGGCCTCGCGCCAGCAACGCCGCCAGAGCAAGACCAAAGGTTCCGCCAAGGGCGCGACCGACACGCCGAAGCGGACCAGCGCACTCGACGCCGCGGCCGAGGTTCTCCGAAAGGCCGGCGAACCGATGACCTGCAAGGCGATGATCGCCGCGATGGGTGAGCAGGGTCTGTGGACCAGTCCCGGCGGCAAGACGCCCGCGGCCACGCTGTACAGCGCCATCCTGCGCGAGACGCAGAAGAAGGGCGCCGACTCTCGATTCCGCAAGGTCGAACGCGGGCAGTTCGCGTTCGTCGGGAAGGAGGCGTGACCGATGGAACCTCGCAGATTGGAGCGCGGAGAACTGACCCGGATCATCATCGGCACGGTCGCGGCCCAGGACAAACCGATCACGGCGCGGCGGCTGACGGAGCTCCTCAACGAGTGGGGGATCGACGTGACGACGAAGCAGATGTCCGTTCGCCTGAACGAACTGGCGAATGACGGCCGCATCGAACGGGTCTCGAAGGGCCTGTTCGAAGGAGTGTGATCCCCGGCGATTCGAAACGCCGACTGCTGACATCACGTCCCCTCCACCAGCGCCTCGGTTTCGACCGGGGCGTTGCTCCGGTCAGAGAGTCGCTCCGCTTTCCGCCCCGCAAACTTCTCCCACCGTTGCACGATCACGTCGCAGTACAGCGGATCGAGCTCCATGAGAAACGCCCGCCGACCGGTCTGCTCACAACCCATGAGCGTGGAGCCGCTGCCGCCAAACAAATCCATGACGTTCTCACCCGGACGCGACGAGTACTGGATGGCGCGCACCGCCAACTCGACGGGCTTCTCGGTGAGGTGAACCATCTTCTGCTGCGGGACCTTGTCCACCTGCCACACGTCGCGAATGTTGTTCGGCCCGAAGAACTCGTGACCCGCGCCCTCGCGCCAGCCATAGAAGCACCACTCGTGCGCGAGCATGAAGTCTTTGCGGCAGAGCACCGGCGAGTTCTTCACCCAGATGATCTGCTGGTGCCAGAAGAGGCCGCTCTTCTTCAACACCGGCGGGTAGTTGCCGATGTTCGACCAACCGCCCCAGATGTAGAACGCCCGCCCGGGCAGCAGCACGCGGGCGATGTTGCTAAACCACGCGGTGAGCAATGCGTCGAAGGCTTCATCCGAAATCGGCCGATCCTTGGCCCGCATCTTCTGCGTGGCGGGTTTCGATTTGCTGGGGTCGCGGGCAAGGTCGAAGCCCTGATGGTTGCCCAATCGTTTCTCGGCATCGCGCGCTTTCGCCTCGTCGCTGAGGTACGCCGCGAACGTCGCCAAGCCGGCCGCGACGGCGTTCTTGCTGCGCGGCTCGAGCTTGACGTTGTAGGGCGGGTCGGTATTCGCAAGGTGGATCGGCTGACCATCGAGCAGGCGATCCAGGTCAGCGGGCTTCGACGAATCCCCACACAACAGCCGATGCTCGCCGAGAATCCACAGGTCACCGGGCTGCGTGATCGCCTCGTCCGGCGGCTCGGGAATCTCGTCGGGATCGGTCAGGCCGGCCTTCACGCCGGGATCGAGCAGCTTGGCCAGGTCGTCCTGGTCGAAGCCGAGCAGCGACCAGTCGATGCCGGCGCCCTGAAGCTCGGCCAGTTCGATCGGCAACAACTCCATGTTCCACTCGGCCAGTTCGTTGGTTTTGTTATCAGCGATCCTGTAAGCGCGAATCTGCTCCGGCGTCAGATCCGTCGCCACGTGAACCGGCACCTCGGTGATCCCGAGCTTCTGCGCCGCCTTCCATCGCGTGTGCCCGCAAACGATGACGCCCTCGGCGTCCACCACGATGGGCTGGCGCCATCCGAACTGCTGGATCGACGCCGCCACGGCATCGATCGCAGCATCGTTGATCCGAGGGTTCTTCTCATACGGCTTGATCTCGGCCAACGGCCGCGTTTCAACCTTCATCGAACGACCTCCGTGTCAAATTGCCATCCATGAAACACACACCACCTCGGCCGGACCGACCACCCGTCGGCCAGGAACGCCACCCGTGGCGAACCGCCGACGAGGTGGTAGCCAAACCACGCCCTCGCGTACCCGGGTGGCCCAGGGTGGCCCCAAACACGCCCTGGGGCCGCCCTGAGCGCGCCCTCCGTTAACCGGCCTTCAGCCGGACCGTCGCCTTCTCGATCCTGTTCAGCACCGCCTCAAGCTCGACGATCCGCCGCTCCTGGCGGGCCGCGACGCGGCGCAGTTCCGCCGCCTGTTTTCGCGAAGCCAGAAGCTGCTGTCTCAGCGTGCGGTTCTGCTCCTTCAGGAACACCACGCGCTCCTCGGCTGGTAACGACGACTCAGGCTCAGCCGGCAACGGCGACTCGGCGTTCTCACGATTGACCAGGGCGGCAACCTTACGCCGCCGCAGGAAGCTGCCGGCGGTCGATGCCAGGTACTCCTTCTCCGTCATGCCTTCCGCTACGTCGCGCAGCAGGTCGTGCCAATCCTCGCCGAAGAAGGCCAGCGGTCTGAACCACGCTTCGAGAAGGGCATCGATCCCCCCGACGCTTTCGGCCTGTGCCAGAAACCAAGCGTGGTGGTCCCGGGCAAGCCGCTGATACGCGACCGCCGCGCGGTACAACGCCTTGCGCACCCGCTCGCGATAGCGCATGGCCTCGGCCGCGCAACGCTCAGCAATCGACGCCTGCTTGAGGCACTCGTGGTACAGCCTGTTTGGGTTGGTACTGGTGCTCGACCAGCGTCCATTTCCAGTTGTCACGCCCATGACCATGCTCCTTGCATAAGAACCGTTTCCGCCGCCGGAGCTGGCTCGGCTTCCGCCAGCCGGCGCACTGCCCACAAACGAAACAGAAGACGACTCGGCCACCGGCCCACGAGGGATGGGCCCGCCCGCGGCTGTTGGCCGGGTGAACCCCGCGCAGACGGCGCCGGACCATGTCGCGATCCCGGTACTTCTGAGCGTGCTTCGCCAATGATCGGCGCGCCGACTCGCGGAGACGTTCGCCATCGACACGGCGCATCTCCGCATCGTGCAGCGACCGGCATTGCCGGTTCCGTGTGCAAAACCGCCACTTGCAGTGGGACCGCATCGGACCACCGCACCCGGCGCAGCGAAGGCGCTTCGTGTAGCCCTTCCGGTAACACACCGCCTCGTTGCGGCATTGGGCGGTGCGTCCGCAGATGCCGATCTTCGACGTCGTGGGCGCGCCGCAGACCTTGCACGGCTGCGTCCCACGCAACCGCCTCCTGTTCGTGAGCCGCTCGCCGCCCGGGGAAGTCATCCAGTCAGATACCGTGCTCCGCGGTACGCCGAGTTCAGCCGCGATCTCTCGAGTCGTGCGACCTTCCATCCGCAGAGCCCGGGCCTGCTCCCGTCGCGCGTCCGGGGCGGCATTCGCATCCGATGGCTCTCGATTACACGTTTCGTGGCTCACACCGTCACCTCCGAAGCGCTCCTGTGTGTTCTGCGGGACCGCCAGACAGCTCGGCCGGTTCACCTGTCCGGTTTTCATGGCCTGTCCGATCGCAACTTATGCCGTGGCCGATGGTTACAGAAAAACAGGACAGCCCAAACAACGTCAGATGGGATTGGGCGCTGTTCCCGCGGGCCCTCGGCTGCCGATCTGGCAGGTAGGACCCATGCCCACGTTTCACCTTTCACCCCACCCCTCACATACACACACGCATACGCGCGGGCGGGCATCGCGCGAGGGGGTAAGGGTGAAAGACATATATATGAAGAGAGAGTTGTTGTTTTCATTATATATACGCTGTTTTCCACGATCTCACCTTTCACCCTGCCCCGGTGAAACGTGGGTGAAACGAGAGAAACCTGAACCGCCGAACAGACCATTTCCGTCACGTGATGGGCAATCACGTTTCACCCCCGTCCGACGTTTCACCCTCAACGTTCACCCCTCGGATCAGCCGATACGACCGCTGGTACGTCCCGGCCCGAGGCACAGTGACGATCTCGATATCTCCCTGTTGGGACAGCGTGTCGATGAGGCCCGTGAAGCTCTTCGCATCCAACTTCATCCGCTTCAGCAGTACGCTGTGCGGCAGCTCATACCCCGGCTCATCGCGCAACTTCTGCATGAGCTTGAGACAATCGGCATGAAACGGGTTATCCGCTACGTGGCTGGACGCCATGAAGAGCATCCGCCGGGTTTGGTGGATGACGAATCGACGGGCCCATTCGGCGGCGGCTTTGCTGATCTCCCGGTTCTTGTGGTTCTCGCTCACCGCGTAGAGCAGCGCGAGCTTGCGGGTCTGTTCACTGACTCGGCCCCAAACCGTCGTGCCGACCGGATCGCCGGCGCGTTCGGCTTCTGCATACTCGGTTTCAGCCTCCAGTCGCGTCTCGATCAGAATGCTTCGGGCCTCATCCGTGTGAGGCACGATCTTCGGGACCGGATGCCATTGTTCGAGGTTGCCGTTGCCCGGCCGGAAGTCGGCCCACCATTTCGCGGTCTCCAGAACGCGCGGCGGCAGCGGTTCGATCTTGGGCTCCTGCCCCGGCGAACGCTTGCCGCATTCGAGAATGATCATGCGCGCGAAGAAGCCGTTGGTGAGCATCCGCTCGGACAGCGCCTGGTAGTAGTGGTTCGGGATTGCGGTGCCGAGGACGACCAAGTTGGGCTGGTCGATCACGCCCGGCGATTCCTTGCCCGCCTTGCGGCGCATGGGGAAGACCGAGTTCGCCGACGAGTACATCGTCAGCAACGTGCCCATGATGTTTTCGTGGCGGGCGTCCTTGGCTTTGTTGATCGACTGGAGCATGCCGTCGATCTCGTCGGTCTGGAACAGCATGCAGGGGTTCGAGAACAATGCGTCCTGCACACCCTCACCCGAGGCGAACCGTCCGCCGAGACACTCCGAGAGTCCGACCGCGTGCAGGATCTCCGTGTTGATTTTGCGCGGGCTGTCCTTGCCGGCGGATGAATGGGCCAGACCCAGCAGGTACAGGTTCGTGCGATTGTCGCCGGGATCACGTACCTTGCGCCCGGCGAGCACGGCCTGCAACGCCAGCGCGCCGCAGAACGCCATCACCGTGTTCGGGTACGGCGCGATCGCCAAGCAGTGATCCATGACCTCGGACACGAAGCCCGGAACGCGAAGCAGGTCATCGGGCAGTGGGCCGGGATCGGCAGCTTGAGCGGACGTTTCGTTCGCAGATCGGTCATCATGCGGAGTGGCGAAGATCTGCTGATAATGATCCTCCGCAAGCGCAACGGACACCGCGTCCGGCTCGTACCGCGCGACGCTCGCTGCGATGCGTTCGACCTCGGCATCGGGCAGCGGCGGTCGGCATCGCGTCTGGTTGGTGACCTGGATTGCTGCGAGGATCTCGTCACGGCTCATGCCCTGACGGCGCATGCCGCCGGCCAGGCGTGCGAGCGTGGTGTTGCGCTGCCCGTCAGGAATGGGGTTGCCGTCGGCTGCATTCCCTGACGCCGACAACTGCGGTGTCGCAGGTGCATCCTTGCTGATCAGTTTCTCCAGCCACGACGGGCACTCAACCGGAGACACCTCGTCGATCGCTCGCGATTCCCGCCAGGCGTAGGTATTCCCGTTAGGATGCACACTGGGCGGCAGAACGACGTAACCGCCGTCGCCTTTCACATCGACGCCGTTGGCGAGTTCCCCCTGACTGCACGGCACGTGATTGCCGGGATGACGGATGAACAGATGTCTACCGCCTCCGGCGGTGAGACCCTCCGTCGTGTCGGGCAGCTTCTCGTGTCGGCTCTCCAAATCATTGAGACCGGCTTCACCGCCATTGCGCGGATCGATGTCCAACACAAACGTACCGCTGGCGGTGCCCGTCGGCATGCCGATGTTGGCGCGCGGATTGGTGCGCCACCACTTGCGAATCGTTGCTTCATCAGTCGTTGCGTCGTGGAACCCGTTGTCGGTGAGCGGCGTCTTGCGTCCTGGCGCGCAGGGGAACACCGGCAGCCCCATGCGGGCATAAGCCAGCGCAGCGTCGAGCAGTGGGTTCACCACTTCACCCATGCGAGACCCTCAATGGTGACACACTTCTCAGAATGGCACGTCCTCCGCATCCACGCCGCACGGCAGCGGCGCGTCGTCGTCGAACTGGTCCGGATCCTCCGGCCGCGGCGGGATCGGTCCGAGCGCGTGGCGGATGATGCGGTCGTACTTCTCGCCCGCCACCTGCCGGACGGTGACGGCCAGTGTTTTGGCCAGTGCGCCCATTTCGGCCAGTTCGACCGCTTCCTCGGCCGTGCCCGGCACCGGTTCACGGCTACGCGCACGCCACCAGGACTCGGCCTTGGCGCGGGCGTAGCCAGAGTGCTCGACGCACACCCACTCCGAGACGTACTGATTGAACCCGATGCGGTACTCGACCCGCATCGTGCGCGGGTGATCCTCGGGCGCATCACGTTTGACGTGCACGCTGTAGAAGGTGTCGGTGACTTCGTGCTCGGTGTCCGTCGTTTCGCCGGACAGGATGCCCGCCGTGGAGGCTTCCTGATCGTGTCGTTGCCGATCTGGCGGCGGGAACTCGTGGCCGCACTCGGGACAGGTCGCGTATGCGGCGTGGATCACGGCCTGGCACTGCGGGCATTCCTTGGCTGGTGCGTCACCATCGCCTTGGCCCGGTTCTTTGATTTGCAGATCATCGACCGGACCGTGACGCAGAATGTTGCCGCCAAAGTCGAGCACGAGACAGTCGTCCTTGCCGGGATGAAGTCGGAATCCGCGACCGACCATCTGGTAGTAGAGCCCAGGCGAGTTCGTCGGGCGCAGCAGCGCGATGCAGTCGATGTTCGGCGCGTCGAAGCCCGTCGTGAGCACGTTGACGTTGACCAGGTACTTCAATTCGCCTTTGCGAAATCGCTTCAGCGTTTCGGTGCGGTCGAAGGGCAAGGTCTCGGCATGAACGAACCCGCACTCATGTCCCAGGCTGTCAAGCACACGCTGCACGTGGAGCGCGTGCTGCACGCCGGCCGCGAAGATGAGGACCGACCGGCGATCCTGCGCGTGCGCGATGATCTCCCGGCACGCCGAGCGGACGAGGGAATCATCGTCCATGAGTTGTTCAACTTCGCCGGCGATGAATTCACCACCGCGCAGGTGCAAGCCGGACGTGTCCGCCTTGCGCTTGCCGGCCTTGCTTTTCAATGGACAGAGATAGCCCTGAACGATCAGCTCGCGCACGCCGACCTCGTAGCAGACGTGATTGAGCAGATTATCCGCGCCGCAGATCGTGCCGGTGGTCATGCGATACGGCGTGGCAGTCAATCCGACCAGGCGCACGTTCGGGTTGACTACCTTCGCGTCGGCCAGGAAGGTGCGGTACATACCCTCGCCGTCGGGCGGGATCAGGTGGCAGTTGTGTGCGAGAATGCCATTAGCGAAGTAAGAAGGGTGTCCGGAGACGTGCAAGTTGAACACAACTCGATCGCGCGCTCGTTCGTGACGCGAAACACGGACCAGCCGCTTTGTGCCAGGTAGGTGGTCTTGCGAGAATCTTGAAGACGACGATCCGGCGAATGGTGGCTCCGACCGTCCAGTTCGATGGCGATCATCAAGTCCGGTTGTGCAACGTCGATCTTGAGATGCTTCGGCAGGCAGCGCGAGAGGTAATCCGGGACCGGAACTGCGAATTCCGCCACCCAACCGTCGCCTATCCGTTTCAGCAACTTCTCTTGTGGTTCGGTCAACTGCCCGTTGCCTCCTCGCACTCTTGGCGCATGACCCTTGGCCTTCATAGTGGTACTGACCTTCTCCCGT